GGAGCCGCCCGCGCGCGCCGCCACGAGCCGCCCCTTGCCGATGATCACCGCGGTGCCGTTCTTCAGGTCCACGGTCTCGCCGACCACGAAGGGGCCGCCGGTGACCGCGGTGGTCTCGAACGCCTGGAGCATCTCGAACGCGAGCCGCCCCCCTTCGCTCGCCGACGGCACCGGCCCCGAGTAGCCGACCGCGCGCGCCACGTACGCGGCGTGCCCGACGACGCTCGACGTGACCAGCACGTACTGCCCGATGTGCTCGGGCACGACCACGTCCGGTGAGTCGACCACGACCAGCGACGCGCCTGCCGTCGCCGTCGGCAACGAGACCACGATCGACCCGAGCGTGTTGTTGAGCCCGCTCCCGATCTGGTCGACGAGCGTGATCGTGCTCGGCAGCGGGTTGTTGTAGCCCCAGCCGTCGCGCTCCGCCGTCGCCGTCACCCCGAACGGGCCAGCCTCGCCCGGGAGGAACACGTGATCCGCGTCCAGCGTGTAGCGACGCCCCGTCGGGACCAGCACGGTGCCGGTGTCGCTCCACTCGACCGCCTGCTCCTCGAACCACACGAGCCCGGCGCCGATCACGAGCGGCTCGTTGGTCGCGCCGGTGCGCGAGAGCTGCAGCGTGACCGTGGCCTTCTGCGGCCCCTGCGCGGGGCTCGCGGTCTGCCCGCTCCACGGGCGCACGTAGAGCGCCTGCGTGGTCGTCTCGATGGCGCTGGAGACGCGCGCGCCGCCCTCGGCGATCTGCCCGTAGACCTCCAGGCCGTTGCCGTCGCCGGCTGCGAAGAACGCGTCGCCGTACGCGGGGTCGACCGCGGAGCGCCAGATCGTCAGCAGGTCGTCGCGGGTGAGCGGGCCGCTCTGCGCGGCGGGATCGGTCACGCGGCCTCCGAGACGTTCGTGAGCGTCGTGCGAAGCGTCATCCCCGGATCCGGGTACACGTCACCCGCAGGCGCGACGATCGAACCCGAGCTCGCGATCACGCCGTCCTGCTTGAAGCGCGCGAGCACCGCCGCGAGCTCGCCGACCAGCAACGGCGCCGACACCGGCAGCGAATTCACGTACTCGACGACCGCCGTGATCACCTGCTGGGTCAGCGTCACCGTGTCGACGCCGCTCTGGAAGGCCAGCTTGAGCACGATCGAAACGATGCTCGGCATCGACGTCCACACGATGACGCGGATGCCCGCCGCGCGGTAGTCCGCGAGCGCGACTTCGACCTGGCGCGCCGCCACCGTGCTCGCCACGCCGCTGGAGTCCGCGATGTAGAGGTTCACGATGCGCGCCGGGCTCGCCGTGCCCTCGATCGCCTCCACCGCGGTCGCCGAGACGATGCCCGGCACGGTCGTCGCGCCGTACTCGATCGCGCCGAGCGTGCCGCGGCGCACCGACAGCCAGAAGTTGCGCAGCCGGTTGCGGAACGTGTCGTTGTCCTCGCGGTCCTCGCCGTTGCCGGTCGGGTCGTCGTTGGTGAGCTGGATGGTCGTGTCGAAGACCGACGACGACGGCCCGAACTTCCGGATCTGGTTGCGACCGACCTGCGGCGCCTTGCCGGCCTGCACCGCGCGCACGTCCGCGCTCGCCGTCAGATCGAACGCGCCGAAGTGAGCGACCGAGGTCGTGATGTACTCGGCGCCGTTGAGCGCGACGAGCTTCGTGCCGACCGCGATGTCACCGATGCCGACCGCGAAGCTCGTGCGCCAGAAGCGCACCGTACCGAGCGCGGGAGTCGCCCCCTTGCGCGCCTCGCCGTAGCGGTCGAGCGCGAGCCGGTCGAGGTCGTCGTCCTCGGCCGAATCGAGGAAGAGACGCGCGGTCGCGTAGGCGAGGTGCCTCACGATGTGCGCGAGCATCACGCTCCCCGAACCGACGAAGAGGTTCGCGTCCGAGCCGCGCGTGTCGACCTCGTTCGGGTCGATGAGCTGCGCGCGCGTCAGAAGGAACGCGCGGCCGATGCCGTAGAGGTCGAGTCGGGTGGGCAGATCCGCCATGCCGGGAGGCTACGCGGCGCCGCCGGATGCGTCATGCTGCCATCGGGAACGCAGCCGGCACGCTGAGCGCCTGGCCCGAAACCATCCGCACGAGGATCGAGAAGCGCACCAGGTTGTGCGCGGCGTCGATCGTCGCGGTGACACGCACCTTCGCCACGTCGGGCTCTTGCGCGATCTGCTTCTCGGCCTCCGAGATCAGCTGCTGCACCATCACCGGCGTCGCGAGCTTCTTGAGCATCTGCGGCACGCCAACGCCGTACGCGAGCCCGAGGTGCGCGAAGCCGCCCGGGCGCGTCACCAGGCGACGGAAGATGCGCTTCTTGAGCCCGACGAGCCCCTCGTCGTACGCGTAGTCGCCGCGCCCATTCGTGCGGTACGTGCCGACCGGCGACGCCACCGCGTTCGACGACGACGTGATCAGCCCGCCCTGATCATTCGCGACCGCGAGCGGTGGGTAGGCGAAGTCGCGCGTGCGCCGCGGCTCGTTGATGACCGGCTGCGCGATCTCCATGTGCACGCCGAAGAACGGCGGCGTCGTCGCGGGATCCACCGCGTCGAGATTCGACGACCACACGCCATCACTCGTCGCCGAGTACACCGCCGGGTAGGGGCTCATCATGCGATCGAGCGTGAGATCGATGCACATGCCGAAGAGCGCCGCGCCGACATCCGAGAGCGCCGAGAGCTCCGCCGCGATCACGTTCACCGCGCGCGCGGCCGCGCCGTCGATGCCCGTCGTGGTCGAGTCGGCGACCACCGCGTACTTCGAGATCAGCGCGGCGTCGTGCGCGTCGCCGATGCCCGAGTAGTAGACGAGCCGCGAGTACGTCAGCCGGATCACGTTCTCCGCGACCGGGGCCGCGCTGACGAGTTGGATCGACGGCGCGACGATGACGCCGCCCGTGTCGCCGAACGGCATGCTGCCGAATCCACCGCTGCCGAATCCGCTCATCGCGACCTCCAAACACCGACGTCGATCACGCCTCCAAGTAGCTCAGAATCTCGGCGTACGTGCCGCCCGCGTAAGGGTCTTGGAACAGGCCCATCCGATCGGCCGAGCCGGTGAGGTACGCGGTGTTTGACTCGGTCGCCAACGTGGTCCAGTTCTTTCCGTTCGGACTCCAACTGAAAACGAAGCTCGTGCCGTTGTCCTGCGCCTTGAGCCAGTACATCCCGCCGGGCGGGATGATGGACGCGACCGGCGTGCCGGAGACCACCGTCGGCGGTGCCGATGCGTGCACCAGCGTCGCCGACGGCAGCGGCGGCCCGAGGCCGAAGTGACATGCGACGATCTTGCCGTTCGACGACTGCCCGAAGCAGAGACCGAATGCGCTGGTGTACGGGCTCGCCGCGCCAACGATCGAATGACGTACGAGAACGGTGACGGTCTTCGCGCCGCTCTTCGGGCGGTAGAACGCACCCGAGTGCGAATCAGAGCTGCTCGCGCCGGTGCCGGTGAGCAGCAGCCCGCCGCCGGTGATATCGGCGAGCGCGTTGCCTGCACCGTTGCCTGCGTCGGCGGTGAACGTGGCTGCGAGAGGTGGAGTCGAGACCGACGCCATCCCGTAGATCATGCTCCCCCACGATGGGTCCGCCGTTCCGCCCGGGTGCGTGAGCACCGAAGGCGTGCTCGGTGGCGCCAACCCCTGCCACCCGCTCGTCGAACGGTAGGGCATCGTCCCGCGTGCGGAACCCACGAGCACGTCGAGCACCGTGCCGAGATTCGGACCTTGGAAGAGGCTCACGATCTGCGAGCCCGATGGGTACCAGAACGCCGCGCCCGAAAGCCCCGCACCGACCACGAGGTTGTTGCCCCACGGGTCCACGATCGTGACGGTCTGGTTGGTGCCGTTCTTGTACGCGAGCGAGGTGTTGTCGGGCGGCGGCGTGATGCCCGCTGCGATGATCGTCGCGAACGACGGGTAGGTGATCGTCCGCGTACCGTCGGGGGGCGAGCCCGTCGCGACGAGCGTGCCCGTGAGCGCCTGCGCGGCGGTGAGCACGACGTTGCCCGCACCGACTGAGATCGGCAGAAGCGGTAGCGGCATCGTGAGCCGACGGATCGTCAGCTCTGCGACGTGCTTCCACCCCTTCGCCTTGTACTTCGCCCACGTGGAGCCGGTCGGCCGGAAGTTGCCGTACGTGACCGAGCCCGTTACCGGATCGGTCACATCGCCGCTCGCGTAGTACGGCGGCACGATGTCGCCACTTGGCAGCGGCACGCAGAAGGCGAGCTGCGCGATGCGCGCACCCGAGACCGCGTCGTAGAGCCCGATCAGGTAGCCGCCCGTCACGTCGGGCGTGAACGACACCGACGTGCCCACCGCGCCGAGGTTGCCTTCGGTGAGCGTGCTCGCGTACGGCGAATCGTCCAGCTTGAACTGCCCCAAGACACCGCCGCTCGTGACGGTGACCGCGAGCCCGGTCTGTCCGGTGACGGGCGTCTCGTTGGCCGGGAACGTGACCGAGTTCTGCGCGAAGGTGAGGGTCGCCATCGCCCGAGAGGCTACGCGGCGCGCTCCACCCGGTCACGAGCCGGGCGAAAGGTCGTCGTAATCATCATCGGGGTCGTGCGGCACGACCGACGTCCGCCCACCGCCCCACGGCTTCGTCGGCATCGCGAGCGGGTTGTCCGCGTTGCAGTTGAACGCGAGCCCCGGCACCGGGATCGGCAAGAAGGGAAGCAGCTGCCCGATCGATGGGATGCGCGGGATGAGCCCGGGGAACGTCTGCAGCGGCAGCTTGAACCCGCAAAGCTGCGCCGCCGGCGCCGACGGCTCGAACGAGCCCGCGGCGGTCGCGGCGTCTTGCACCGCCGGCGGCGGTGCGTCGGGAGGGGGAGCGCCCATGCGTCGACCCTATCACCCGAGCTGGAGACCGGGGATGCCGGCGCCGACCCCCGTAGGAGGCGCCACGAGCGCCGCCACGAGCGCTGCCTTGAGCCCGGGGATGGTGGTGAGGTCCGAAGTCGCCGCGTGCTCCACAGCCACCGCAGCGTCCGCCGTGAGCGCCGCGGCGAGCGCCGCTCCAATCGCAGCCGTCGCCGGTGTCGCGCTCGCAACCAGCGTCGCGCTCATGTCGGCGAGGAGCGTGGTCACGATCGACCAGACCTGCTCCACCGTCACGCCGTGCCCGATCGGCTGCGCGCCCGAGGTCGAGATCGTGAGCATGCCCGGCACGAGGAAGATCCCGTCGCCGCCATCCGCGAGCTGCAGCTTCGCGCTCCCCGCTTCGAGGTGCAGCCGCTTCTCGCCGACGTGGATCTCGACGAAGCAGTCGGCGTCGCCGTTGCGGAACCCGATCACGTCCGCGCCGAGCTGCAGCAGCGCCTTGTCGGCGTTCGAGACCGTGAACGCGCCTGCCTCGGTGAGCGCGAGGAACGACTTCGTGGGTGCCGAGTAGAGCAGGTAGCTCGATGCGGTCTCGAAGATGTACGGCACCCGCACGCGCTTGAACGCGAACGAATTCGTCGACGTGTCGTTGCCCGCGACCATCGACGGGAAGCGGTCGATCGCGTTCGCGAGCCGGTGCGTGATCACCGGGATCGATCGCTCGTTGCCGTCCGGGATCTCGACCAGCACCTCGTCGCCGGCGACGAACGGATGCCACTCGCCCTCGCCGTCGCCGCCGCACGCCATCCCCACCCGACACGGCACCTGCAGCCCCGAGCGCAACAGCTTCACGAGCACCAGCGGGCCGGGGTTCTCCGGGTCGTCGAGGATGACCGAGCGCTGGCCTTCCTGATCGGCCATCACCTGCCCGTACGTGGACCAGTGGCGCGTGTCGGTTCCCTCTCCGGCCACGAGCTCGCGAATCGCTACGGCGTCGACGTGCATGCGCGCGAGCCTACGCTTGGCTCGCCGCGTCCGCCGAGCCGTCGTCGTCGCCGAAGACCGCGTCGGCGCGGACGGTGATGTAGTTCATCCCCTCCAGGTCGACCGCGACGCCGTCGTCGATGCCCCACTTGATGCCGATGGTCTTCGTGCGGAACACCGTCTGGAATCCCGAGTCCCCGTACGCCTTCGCGTAGGCGTCCGCGAAGCCGTCGTCGAACCCGAGGTCGCGGAGGAACTGCGCCGCGCGCTCCTGCACGACCAAGAACTGCTCGATCTGGTTCACGCTCGGCCCGCTCGGATCGCGGTTCACCAGGAGCTCGAACGGGTCGCCCGCGCGCATGTCGAGGATGTCCGGATCGAGGTTGCCACCGCCGAGCGAGGCGAGGTTCTTCGTCGACACCTTCAGCGAGAGCTCGTTGCGCCCGACGCTCTCGTAGATGTGCTTCGCGATCGCGATCAGCGCGGCCTCGCTCTTGAACCCGGACACGTTGTGCACGGTCCACTTCGCGTCCGTGCCGCCGTCGCCGGGCAGCCCCATCGCGAGGAAGTCATCGCGCCCTGGGAAGCGCCCGACGAGCAGACGCTTCTGCGCCGGCAAGTAGCAGTTGTGCGATACGATCCCCTCCGCAGCATAGGTGTTCGACGCGGTCTGGAGGTTGTAAACGTGCCCAGAAAACTCGAAGGTTTCGACGCTGACGATCTGGTCCGACGGTACCTCGAAGGAGAGAGCGTCTGGGCACTCGGCAATGCGATCGGCATTCACTCCCGCGTCATCAACGCGACTCTCAACGCGCGCGGCGTCCGCCGACGCACCCACGCTGAAGCCGAAGCCCTTCGCTTCTCCCGTATGAGCATCGAAGATCGCGCGCGTCTCACCACTCACATGCACGACGCGACACGCGGACGTCGACTCCCGAGAGCTCAAGTCCGACGCGCTCAGGATGCGCGCGCAGTCGCCGTCGAGCGCACGCGCTCGTGCACCGGACGTTTTGAGAACGAGTTGCTCGCGCTTCTTCACGAGCGCGGCGTCGATCCGACTCCACAGCTCGCGGTCGATCGTTACAACGTCGACATCGCCATCTTTCCCATCGCCGTGGAAGTCCACCTCGGAGGTTCGTACCCGTTCCCGCGGCGCGAGGCCGCAAACTACCAGGCCGATCGCATCCGTCGCCGCGTCGAAAAGCTCACGAAGCTCGGTTGGCGCACACTCTTCGTGTGGATCTCCGCCGCTGGCCCGTTCACCCCAGCGGTCCTCGCAGACAAGGTGATCTCCATGCGCGAGCTCGCGCATCGGAACCCATCCGCGTTCGGTAAGTACCGGGTGATTCGGGGTACCGGAGAGGACGCGCCCATCGCGTGTCTCAAGACGCACCATCGGACCTGAATACGCGCGACGATAGATGCGCTCGATCTCGCGCGCGGTGACTCGCGTCTCTCCTGGAAAACACCTGACTTCGACGTTCGACGGCGCCTGCTTGTTGTACGAGCGCTTGATCCCGATCTTCGACACGTTGCGGCCGAAGATGAAGACGCGGTGGTTGTAGCCGCCGCGCGTGGTGAACGGATCGTCGGGTCGCTGCGCGCCGCTCGACGAGTAGAGCGTGCGGGCGCGCGTGATCACGATGGTCGTCCCCTCCATGAAGATCAGGTGCCCGAGCGCGCGCGCGCAGTCGGTGAGGTAGTCCCAGACCGACAGCTTGCCGGTGCCGCCGCTCGCGCCACCGCCACCCGCCGGCGGCGGTCCGAGGTTCGGCGCGTACGTGCCCTTCGCCAGCACCGACTCCAGCGTCGGTGCGACGCCGACGCCGCGGTACTCGATCGAGAGCCCGACGAACTGAGGGAAGTGCGCGAGATACTTCGCCACCGCTTCGGGGAAGATGATCTTCGCGTCGCACACGAGCTTCGGCGGCGCCTCTTGGTCGATGACGACCTGCGTGTTGTCGCGGCACTCCAGCGTCGCCGTCGGCTCGCCTTCGTCGTTGATGTCGACGTCCCACGTGTCGACCCAGCCCTCGAACCGGTTGTTCGTGCGCTGCCGACCGTCCGCGTCCACGTACGTGTCCGGGAGCACCTCGCCGCCCGACCCGTACTGCCGCCCGAGCAGCTGCGTGCGGTGATCCTCGGTCGTGATCGTCCCGAGGTAGAACGACACCGCGCACGCGCGGATCGCGCGCGGGTCGACCGGGCAGTCGATGAACTTGAGCGTGAGCTTCAGCGTGTCGGCGGCGCGCACGCCGTTCTGCGTCCACTGCGCGTCCTTCGGGATGATGCCCTCGATGAAGTGCGTGCGGTCGTCGCTCGACGAACGCTCGTCCTGCGGGCCGCCGACCTTGCCCTCGCCGGGCACGCCACCGCGGGGCATCAGCACCCAGCGCTTCGAGAACGGCGCACTCGCGTTGAACGGGACGCTGGTGTCCTCGTGCGCGTAGAGCTCGGCGCGCGCGTCGCTCGTGCCCTTCGCGTTCTTCGCAGGCTTCTTCGGCACGCGCGACTTGAGCGGTCCGGTGTCGCCGAACTCCTCGAAGCGGATGCCCAGGCGCACCTTACAACGGGGCACGTAAGTTTGCTCTGGCGACTCGAAGGATTGATCCGACATATTACGATCCGGGTTATATTTAACTCATGCAAGCCGCCCCGATTGAAGTTGGCGCGACGTTCGGACGACTCAAGATCATCGGACCGGGGGCATCGAACAAGGGGCGGACGCGCGTGCACGTGAGTTGTGCGTGTGGTGTCGAGAAAGATGTCGATTGGTACGACGTCCGACATAGCAAGATCGTCTCTTGCGGCTGCCTTCATCGCGAACGATTCATCTTCAAGAAACACGGCCTGACGCCCGATAACGGCGACCATCACCCGCTCTACAACACGTGGGTGGTGATGAAGCAGCGTTGCTACAACCCGAAGCATCCCAAGTTTGCGGCCTACGGCGCGCGTGGGATTGTCGTGTGCGAGCGGTGGCGCGAAGACTTCACCGCGTTCATCGCCGACATGGGCGAGCGCCCGCGCGGGACGACGCTCGACCGGCGTGAGAATGACGGCCCCTACGCGCCTGAAAACTGTCGGTGGGCGACGCGCTCTCAGCAGAACCGAAACAAGCGACCAAACGTGATGCTCACGTGGAATGGCATCACGCTGTGCGTGCGCGATTGGTCCACGCGTCTTGGCATCGGAGCATCGACGCTCTCGTACCGCATTCGCGCCGGTTGGAATGTCGAAGCCGCGCTCACGACTCCCGCGAGCTTCGGCAATCGGCGCGTGTGAAGGTCTGCTCGGGCGTTTCGAATTCGTCGGCCATCGCGCACGAGGCTACACCGCGGCATCGACGCGCTCATGACCGACCCCTCCCGTCCCGCAGCAGAACCCACCGAAGACGACGTGCGTGCGTTCCTCGCCGAGCCCGAGATCGCGATGGTGCTCGACGGCCTCGGCGCCCGCTACACGACCAACGCGCTGCTCTCGTGCCTCATCGCCGGCATCGAGATCCCCGAGCAGCTCGGGGTGACCGCGGAGGTGCTGCGCAAGACGCCCGGCATCGAGCACGTCATCGCCGACCTCACCGAGAACATGACGCCGCACGCGCTGAACGCGATCGCGCAATCGGCGAACGGCAACTGGGATGCCGTCGTCGCCGGCGCGCACGCGCTACGCCTCGGTCACGCCAAGCTGCAGGAGCTCGCCGAGAAGATCACGAGCCCGTCGGACGCCCCGTCGACAGAGCCGGGATGATCACCGGGCGCCCGACCGTGGGCGTCACCTGCGACCACGGCAGCCGGTTCGCCTTGGCGATGTCGGCTGCGTGGTCGGGGTCTCCGTAGTAGGTCATCGAGAGCCCGACGAACGTGTCGCCCTCGCGCGCGACGTGGACCGCGAGGATGTCGCCCTGGCGCGCGCCCGAGGTCGAAGCCGCCGAGCCCTTGGCCTGCAGCGGCGCGCGCTCGGCGATGAAGGTGCGGATCGAAGTCATGAGCGAGACCGCGTCGTTGACGATCACGTTCGACGCGTCGACACCGCCGCCGAAGTAGCGCGCGGCCTTCACGATCTGCGCGGCGCCGTTGCTGCCCTTGGTCGACATCAGCTCCGCCGGCACCTGGCCCATCGTGTCGGCGAAGTCGTTCGCCGTGCGCGCCACGTCCGAGCTCATGGTCACCGCGGCCGAAGAGATCTGCGACGGCACGCTCGCGATCTTCGACGCGATGTCCGCGACCGCCTTCAGCTGGCCCGTCACGTACTGCACCTTGCGCGTCGCCTGCGTGAGCAGCTTGGTCGGGTAGTCGGCGATCGCTTCGAGCTGCCCGAGCGTGAACGATCGCGCGGTGCCGATGGAGGCCGCGCGCGCCGCGGCCTGGCTGATCTTGCCGACCGCGATCGTGGTCGACGTAGCGAGCGTCGCCGCCCACGCAGCCGCCGACACCTGCGCCTGCGCGACCTTCGCGACCAGGTTCGCGTCACGCGCCGAGATCGGGCTCGTCGCCGGCGCGCCGCGCCCCTTCCACGTGAACTCGACGTTCCACCCGATGTCGTGCGCACGCGTCGTCGGGAACTCCCAGCTCGTCGCGCGCCCCTCGCGCACGACCGAATCGTTGTCCCAGACATCCGGCCCGCTCGACCGCCACGTCACGCGCAAGAGCGCGCCGTCCGAGAGCATCGAATCGAACGCGTCGCGGAGCTGCTGCGGCGCCACGAGCGCCACCGGCTGCCCGGTCTCATCGGTGTACGTGGAGCCGCTCTTGGCGAGGAGCGTGCGCTTCCACTCGCCCTCCCACGACGACGGCATGTCTTGGCGCACGAGCAGCTGCTGCGTCGCCTCTGGGTTGCCCGGGTACCAGGTCGTCGGGACCTTCTGCGTGGTCTTCCACGACGCGCCCTGATGCGGCAGCCCGTTGCCGGTGAGGAACAGCCGGCGCGCGCCGCGACCGGTGACGCCGATCTCCTCAATCAAGACGAAGCTCGCGTAGTTCCCCATCGCCGTGTCTCCGATGCGGGCGGGTATACTAAGCGCCCATGTTCAAGAGAGATTACACCGGCGAGCGATTCGGCGAATGGACCGTCCTCGACGAGAGCACGCCCGCGAAACTCCTCGCTCACGATCGCGGAGCACCGCGCCGAAAGCTAGCGCGGCGTCTGCGGTGCCGATGCGCGTGCGGCACGATCGCTCCGGTCCTTCTCCAGAACCTGCAGCGCGGGCTCAGCACGCGCTGCAGATCGTGCGGCTACCACGTCGGCGGTGAAAAGCGGCGAGCGCGCGAAGAGACCGCGCGCGAACGGCATCCAGCCGAATACCGAGCGTGGACCGCAATGAACGCGAGGTGCTCGACCCCGAGTGCAGACGTTCACGGCAACTATCGCGGGCGAGGGATCTGCGTCGCGCCTGAATGGACCGGCCCAGATGGGTTCGAGCGATTCTTCGCTCACATCGGAGCGCGTCCGAGCGCGCGTCACTCGGTCGACCGCTACCCGAACAACGACGGGAACTACGAGCCCGGCAACGTGCGATGGGCGACCGCGACTGAGCAAGCGCGCAACCGGCGCTCCAACCTACGCGTCACGATCGATGGGGTCTCGAAATCGGTCGCCGAATGGGCCGAACAGGCGAGCGTGAGTGCGTTCGCGATTCGGTGGCGCCTCGCGCGCGGTTGGTCAGCGAGCGACGCCGTGTTCAAGCCCGACACGCGTCGGTGATGGCGGTGGAGGAGCGGCGATCGAAAAACGTTTTTCAATCGCCCCCTCCGACCTGTCACTCGCCGCGCTTGGCAGCCCACTTCATCAGCGGGTTCTCGCCCCCCGCGCCGTCCTTGCCGCCCTTCTTCTTCTTGGGGGGCTCGGCCGTCGAGGACGAGTCCGCGGTCGAAGACGATTCGGTCGAAGACGATTCGGTCGAAGACGAATCTGCGGGCTCCTCGGTCGAAGACGAGTCCGCGGCAGCGCCGATCTTCTTCTTGATGAATTCCGGCATGGGCATCGGGGTTGGCTCCGTCGAAGGGTGGTGAGGCGCTGCCTCACGTGCTCACCCGGGCGACGCTATCACGCGCTCAGCCGCCGAACACCCCCGCTACCCGCGACTGCGTTCGCGAGACCGCGGCCTTGCCGACGTCGCGCTTGAACGCCACGAACACGCGGTCCGGATCGGCATCCCGGAAGTCCTGCTTCATGTTGAACGTCTGCCCGCCGTTCATGTTGATCGCGGCCCCCTTGTCCTTCCCGTTGAAGACCGAGAAGTCGTGCGCGGCGCGCGCCTTGAGGTCTCCGGCGAGCACGCCACCGCCGGGCAGCTTGCTCAGGTGCGCGGCGAGGTCGTTGTAGCCGCCCTCGATGTTCTTCCCCGCGTCTTCGAACACGCTCTGCAGCGCCACGCTCTGAGCGAGCACCTCTTCGCCATGCTTGATCATCGCGTCGTTGTGCGTCTTCTTCGCGAGGTTGTACGCGGCCACCCACTTCGCCGGATCCATCGCCGCCGCGGCGTCGTCGAACTCCTTCGCCTGCGTGTGCGCGGCGTCGTACGCGGCCTGGAAGCCCTTGTTGATGTCCGCCCACTCGGCCTCGTTCATGCCGGCCGCGGTCATCTCGGCCTTGAACTTGAGGATCTTGTCGTTGATCACGTTCAGCGGCTGGCTCAGATCGCCGGCCGCCTTCATCGCCTGCTTGTGGTAGAGCGACGCCGTCGGCGACTCGGCCGTCACCGTCGCGCCGCCCGCGGCAGGCGTCGTCTTCGCCTCGGTGACGCCCGCCGCGGCAGCCATCTTCTTCGCCGCTTCGATCCACCACTTCGCCGATTCGATCAGCTTGCCTGCGGTCGCGTCGAACGCGGCCTTGATGATGTTCGCGGCGCCGACGATCCACTCCCACGCCTCTTGCGCCTGCACCCACGTTTCGTCGAGCTTGTCCTTCGCCGCGTCGATCGCGTCGACGAGCTTCTGCCCGATGTCCGTGCTCGCCGTGTCGGTGATCCCGACGAGCTTCGAGAAGTAGTCCGACGCCCGGCCCATGTACTCGCCGATCACGTCGCCGATGTGCCCGGCCACGCGCACGAGCTCGTCGGAGTGCTTCATGAAGAAGTTTCGCACCGTGCTCGCGATGCGTGTGAGCTTGGCGAGGATGGGCTCGCCCATCGCCTCCATCATCTCCTTCTTCATCTCGGTCATCGACTGCTTGATCGCGTTGAAGCCCATGGGCATCCCCTTGAGCTTGTCCGCCATCTTGGCGACCGCCTGCTCGCCGATCTCAAGCTGCTTGTCGATCGACATCTTCTGCATCTGCGCCGCGACCTGCTTCGCGTTGCCCTGCAGAAGTCCCGTCTGCGCCACGAGCTGCACGACCGGGTTGGTGCCGCGGATCATCCCCTTTTCGACCGCGGCGAAGCCCTCCGAGAGCCCCGAGAGCCCGCCCGAGACCCCCTTGCCTGCGACCGCCATCTGCTCGGTCAGCTTCTTCACCTGCTCGACGCTCTTGTGCGAGCGCTCGGCGATCGTGTCGAACGCGTCGCTCATCGCCTCCGAGCTCACGCCGGTCTCGATCGCGGTCGCGCGGAACTCGTCGTGCAGCGCCTTCGCCATCGACTTCGCCGAGCTCATGGAGGCGCCGGGCGCCATCATCATGAGCGCCTTCGACATCTCGCCGACTTCCTTCTTGCCGTCTTGCGCGGCCTGGACGCTGTCCTTGATGAGCGCGATCGCGTCGTGCGCGACCGACTTCACCTTCGCGTACCCGGCCTCGAACGCGTTCAAGAATAGCTGCCCGGTCACGACGCCCGCGGCGACCTCGTTCGCGTGCGAGCGCGCCTTGTTCGCCATGTCGACGAACACGCCACCCACGCGCAGCCCGTGGTGCTCGCCCGCGGCGCTCGCCTTCTTCTGCGCGGCCTCGACCTGGCCGAGCGACGACGTGATGTGATCCGACACCGCGGTCGCGGCGTCGTCGATCACGAGTCGAATGCGTACTTCCGCCGACGGGTCAGCCATCCGCAGATGCTAACCCGTCGACGGGTACATCACTCCTCGCTCACGCGCGTGCTCTCGTTCTCCTCGGTCAGCATCTCGGCGAGCTCGTCGGCGTAGCGACGGATCTCCGCGACCTCCACGTCATCCCACTGCAGCATGTTCTGCCGCCCGTAGCGCGCGAGGAACACCTTCACTCGGTACCGACTCTTCTCGCGCTCGGCGACGTCGATCTCGACGAGGTGATGCCAGTACGCGTCGACCACCGTGCCGCTGTGGAAGTGCAGCACGTTGATCGACTTCGACAGCACGTCGGGATCGACCGTCTCCCAGCCGTGCTTTACCCAGCCGCGACCGTCCGCACGGCGACGCAGTTCGCGAAAAAATCAGCCTGCTCCTCCAGGGAGAGGTTGTGATTCTTGTGGTAGATCGACTGCACGAGCTGCCGGCATCCCGCGCCGATCTCGTCCCACCACTTGTTCACGTTCGACATGTCGCCACGCGTCCAGTCGACCTTCACACCGTCGATGGCGCGGATCGTCTGCTTCGAGAGCTCGGCGAGCGCGCGGCTGCCGTCCCCCTTGGCGCGCTTGAGCGCGATCTTCTCGTCGGCGTCGGTGAGGTTCCACACGATGCACTGCCGGTCGCCCTTCGCACGCGTGTCGGTCCACTCGGCCTTGAACCGAAGGAACTGCACCTGACGCCCGACTGGCATCTTGAGCGTCGCCGGCACCTTCGCCCACTCGGGGATCTCGTGCTCGTTCACCGGCGGTGCCTCGGGTGCTTCGTCGGTGACCTCCTCGGCGATCTCTGCGGCCTCCTCGTCCGACATCCGCTTCTCGATCGACGCCGCTGCAGCGTTCGTGAACAGGTCTTTCGTCTTCTCGTCCATGGTTCGCGCCTCCAGAGCCGGAGGCTACACCGACGCGCGGCATCGATCAGCGCATGGCGACCAAACCGAAGTCCGTTCCGAAGCCCGCTCCCATCACCACGCGCATCCCGCCAAGCATCCGAGTCCCGCCGCTCTCGATGGCGATCAAGACCGCCGAGGCCAGCGGCACCCGCTTCGGTGACTCGCTCACCGAGCTCCACGCGCTCACGAAGTTCGAGCTCGTGGAGAAGCTCCGCGCGCTCGCCGAGGTCATCGCGTGCACGACCGGCGAGCTCGATGGAGGCGAGATCATCGTGCTGCGCCGCCGGCGGCAGGTCGCCAAGTGAGCGACGACGCCGCGACCGAGAAGCGCGTCAGCGACGCCTACGCGGAGGGGCGTCGGCGCACGCTCATCAACCTCACGAACCACTTCGCCGGCGAGCTCTACACCGCGCGCGAGAACCCGCGCGACATCGTGGAGAAGCACCTCGGGCGGCGCGTGCGCGCGCTGCTGGAGCCCAAATAGGAAAGACCCCAGCGGGGTGGAGGCGCGACCGGACCGAGACCCGGATTCCTCCCCGCTGGGGCCACATTCACCGAGCTCGCCAGGGAGACGAGCTCGGTCCGATCGCGCCTATCGACGCCCGCGTGTGCGGGCGGCCGAGTCTCAGAGCTCTACTTCGAAGTCCTCACCCTCGAAGGACATCTTGACCTTCACGTAATCGCCGCGGCTGCTGATCGACACCGGCGTCGAGCCCCAGGAGATGTCCGGGAAGAGCACGCTCGGCGTCGTGCCGTCGGGGAAGTTGCAGACCGCGACGACGTTGTAGACCACGTCGGGCGTCACGCGCGTCGCCTTGTCCTTGATCGACGTGGCCAGCTTGAACCAATCCGACGTGTGGAGGTGGAGCTCCATGTCCCCCTTCACGCCGTTGTAGATCGTGTCCTTGCGGTTCGTCTTCTCGCCGAGATAGCCCTGCGACTTGATCTCGAACTCGGGCTCGAAGTTGAACCCCTGGACCTCGGTGAGCGTGTCCTCCAGGTCGCCGCCACGCGTGATGAGTACCTGAACTTCCTGACCGCGAATTCGCTGCTTGGCCACGTGCATTCTCCTTTCGAGCTACCCGCGACTCACGCGGCCTGCGGAAGCTGCTCGACCACCGAGACCGTGGTCCCGACCGTCGCCTGGATGACGATGCAGTCCATCGTCGAGAGCGTGCGCACGTTCACGATCACGCGGAACAGCCCCGCGGCGATCGTGTCAGGCGTGTTCGCGGTGATGGCGTCGACGGTGAAGCCGGCGATGCGCTGAGCCGCCGGCTGCTTCGCCGAGAGCAGCCCCGTGAGGAAGCTCCGGATCTGCCCGGCGAACGCCTTGCGGCGCGCCTGCGTGTTGACCTTCTTGCCGTACTTCTTCGCGAAGATCGCGATCGAGTCCTCGATGTAGTCCGCCATGCGCCGGCGGTTGATGTTCACCAGCGAGGGGCTCGCCGTCGGATCGACGCTCGTCACGCCGCTCTGGAAGACCGGCACGCCCGCGTCCATGCGCAGCGCGCAGATGCCGGCCTTCTTGAACGCCGTGTAGTCGGCGACGAGCAGCGGGCTCGCCTTCGACTGCGCGCGCGCCTGCGTGTCGAGACCGTTCACCGCCACGAGGTAGTCGGTCTGCTCGCCCGGGTTCTGTTCGGGCTGCTGCTGGCTCATGATCGAGGCGAGGAAGCCGTCCGCGCCGACGTCGACCGAGCCGTCCGCGGTGAACCCGGTGCCGCCCGAGAGCCCGACGAGCGCGAGCACCGGAACGATCGTGTTCACGCCCGGCCAGACGTAGATCACGCGCTGATCGCGGTACGCGCCGACGCCCGGCGCCGCGGTCGTCGACTTGGCAGCCGCCTTCGGCGTGCCGAGCGGCGGACGGACGATGGCGATGCGGCCGAGGCACCCACCGGCGCTCGCCGTGAGCGCGTTCGCGCGCAGCGCGTTGCGCACCGCGTTCGACTGCCGCGCCGCGTAGATGATGTTCACGTCCGAGCTCGCCGAGCTCGGATCGAGGGTCGCGTTGAGCGCTGTCTGGTACGCGGCGTCGATCTGCGTCTCGGTGAGCGCGGCGCTCGTTGCCTGCGCGTTGGTCACCGAGAACGAGCCCGCGACGATCGGCGTCGAGCTCGACACGGTGTTCAGGTACGCGGCCGCGGCCGCGAGCCCGGTGCCGTCGTCGGTCGCGTGTCGCACCGGCACCGACCACGGAGCGGTCGACGAGACGCCGTCACCGCCGACCGTCACGCCGCTCGCGCTGAACGCGATGTCCTGCGTCGTGACGAAGGTCTTGGTCGCGAGCGGGGTGCCGTTGGTGATCACGGTGCCCGCGGGGATGAGCCCCGAGGTCGGGGTCGCCTTCGCCGCGGTCGTGCCGACGACGAAGCCGAGCGCGGTGGCCGTCGTGTTGGTGCCGACCGTGATGGTCGAGGCCGCGGTCGCCGAGATGCGCAGCGTGCCGTCCGAGAGCGTGTCGACCAGCGTGCCCGCGATCGCAGCTTCGACCTTGATCTTGATCTCGGCCGCCGTCGCCTGCGCGATGTTCGCCGCGTCGCCGGTGCCGTTCGTGGTCGCCACCGTGAGGTTGAGCGCGGTGAGCACGCCCGCGCTCCCCGAGACGATGCGCACCGCGCCGCCGGTGCCGAGCTGCCGCCCGGTGAGCCGCACCTGCCCGCCGTTGTTGTCGGCGAAGGCGAAGCCCGCGTAGAGGTTGATCCGCGCGATGACCGCGTTGACCGTCGTGTCGCCGGCGAGGAAGGTGACCGTGAAGTTCGGCCGCGCGTTGATGTCGTCGTAGCCGATGACCAGGGTCTCGCCGCCGACGAAGCCCGCGGGCGTGCCGGCACCGACGCCCGAGACGGTGGCCGCGGTCGCGGCGAACGTCGCGCTCACCTGCCCGGCACCGAGGTCGAGCGCGAGCACCTGCCCCGCGGCGAGCACGTAGCGGAACGCGCTTGCACCGAGGAGGAAGGGCAGGTTCGAGAACTGCACCGAACCGACCGAGGTGTCGACGCGGCACAGCTGCAGCGCCGAGAACTTCTTGCCCGAGAGCTGGATCAGCCCGTTGCCGTTCCAGGTCTCGCCGGCGATCGCGCCGTCCGCGTACCGGATGCGCGCGCAGGGGTTGTTGGTCTGCGAGAGCGTGCCGCCGATGTAGCCGACGCCGCCGAACGTGGTCTGCACGTCCGTCGCGCTGAGCACGTCCGTCGGCACGCCGTACGGGCCGTTCTCGAACTCGCCGACCAGCAGCACCTTGCCGGCGCCGACCGCGGTGATCGAATCGGGCGGGGTGAGGTCGAGGATGTTGACGGCCTCGATCTGGAGCAGGACATCGAGACCGGGATCAGCCGTGAACTTGCGGACGAACATCGAACGCCTCCGTCGGGGTTCTCGGTCCCGGGCGCGCCTCCGGTCTCGATGGGGCGAGCCTCGCACGCACGGGTCGGCGGTGTCACGCAGCGACGCCCTGGCGCCGGGATGCGATTGAAAAACGTTTTTCGATCACGGCGCGGGGTCGGTCTCGCCGGCGTCGCCGAGCGCGACGAGCGTCGCCGGGTCGAACGGCGAGCCCGCGGCCTTCACGTCGACCGTCGTGCTCATCTGCGTCTCGACGTAGTTCACCAGCGCGACCTCGGTGAGCGTCATCTCCACCGTGATCTCGGCGATGAACCGGCGCTTCGTGTTGCTGCCGTAGTCCTTCGAGAGCGTGCGCCGCTCGATCGTGAAGCACACGAGCTGGTCGAAGTACGCCGGCATCTTGAAGCGGATGCCGTACATGAATTCGGTCGGGCTCATCGCCTTCACGATGCCCGCCACGATCCCGCGCCGCATCGCGATCGTCGGCGTCACGACCTCGATCACGAACTTCTCTTTGTACTCGCTCATCCAATGCACGACCGTCCCCGGAGCGAACACGTCGCGCGAGGTCTCCTCGACGTACGCGCCGCACCCGAGCGAGGAGCTCGCGCCGTCGCCGGGCACGAACGTCACCGCCGGCATCTGCGCGTCGTCGACGCTCTCCGCGGGCTCGATCTTGATGTTCGCCTTCGGGATCTGGAACCGGATCGGCGGACCGCTCGCGTCACCGGCGCGGAAGAACGTGAGCTCGGTCAGGTAGAGCCGCAGCACCTTGAGCGCCGCCGTGCGCCCATCGTGCGGGGGCGCGGGCGGATCGTCGCGAGGAGGCACAACCTCGCCGAACGGCAGGCCCCAGATGAGCGAGCGGAGCGTCTCCGAGAAGGTCGGCATGCCGCGAGCCTACCGCGCGAGCTCGCTCGTGACCTCGGCCTGGATGTACTCCTGCGCCTTCAGCAGCGCGCGCCCCATCACGCGCAGCCCGCGCCCCTCGTCGAAGATGCCCCGCTTGGTCATCGCCATCGCGATCCCGAACGCGGCCGCGCGCGCGGCCTTCGCCGGGTCCTGCCCGGGCTCGGGCTTCACGAACCCCTTCGCGATCACCCACTCGGTCAGCGCGTCGATCATCACGCGCCCGACCTTGATGTTCTTCGCGCGCGCACCCCACTCGATGATCGGCGCGTAGGGCAGCGAGTTGTAGACGTCCGCGCCCTGCGGCGTGCGCGTGATCTCCCACGCGGCCTTGTACGCGCCGCGGATGCCCACCGGCATGTGGGTTCCCGGCACGTCCGTCGGCGTGTTCGGGATGACCGTCGACTTGATGTGCGAGAGCAGGTGCAGCGCGGCGCTGTAGACGCCGCGCCGGATCCCGTCCTGCACCTTCGCATCGACCGACTTGGCGAGCTCGCCGAGCTGGCTGATGTCGAAGCTCTCCATGCCCCTAGGCTATCAGTCGTCGTCGCACGGCGACGGAGCGCCGGGCGTCTTGCCCGGGATCGGCGTCGCGCCACCGAACTGCTCGACCCGCTCCATCGCCATGATCCACTGCACGTTCTCGGCGTCGTTCACCGGTGGCGAGAGCAGCCGGAACTTCATCGGCTCGGGGTCGATCTCGTGCCGGCCGTCCTCGAAGACCTCGTAGTAGAAGTCCCAGGGCTGCGGGATCGTGTCCACGCGCCGCCCGTCGGGCAGCATCTTGCCGGTGAGCGTCGACGCGTTGAACGACGTCGACACCTCGCGCAGCCGGATCGACCCCACCGGGTACGCGCCGCCGGCGAACGCGCCACGCGTGATCGCGTCCAGCGACTCGACCACCGGCGTCGGCAAGATCTCCGTGCGCGCGATCTCCAGGTCCGTGCCCTCGCCACGCTCTTCCCCGGTCGCGCGCGTCCACACGAGGAACACCCGATACGGGCGAGCCCCGAGCGTGGTCGCGATCTGGCGCACGCGATCCGCTGTCGGCCCCATGCGGGCCACCAGCGTGCGTTTCGCCTCGGCAGGGGAGAGCGGGCGGGGCTTGGGCACCGGAGGCCTCCTAGCCGCCCGTGCCGGCGTCGGGGGTGGCAACCGGCGCGCAGCTCTCGCCGCGCACCTTCGCCATCACCGTGCGGTGCGCCGTCAGCATCACGTCGAGCCACGGCACGAGCACCGCGTCGACCTTGCAGATCGACGCCACCGTCGCCGTCGGCAGAAGCATGTTCACGATCACGCACGCGGCCTGCGTCTGGCCGATCGCCCACTTCGTGTCCTGCTTCGCCTGCGCGCACGTCGCGCCGACGCCGCTCGTTGCGACTCCGAGGCCGAGCACGAGCCCACCCACACGACCAATTCCGAGCTTCATCGGGTCCTTCTTTCAGTGCGCGACGGACACGTTGATCCCGCCACCGACACCCGACGGCCCGTCGCCGGCCATCGATCCGCCGAAGCGGAAGTCGAAGGGGTTGGGCATCACGCCGAGCAGGTTGCCGAGCGAGCTGCGCCAATACTTGTAGCGCTGGACGAGCTTCTCGAAGTGGTCGTCGCGCAGCTCGATGGAGCCGACCTTCTTCGCTTCGAGGTCCGGCATCGACTCCGCGAGCGTCTCTTCGATCTGATCGAGCTTGCAGAGGTAGTCGCGGAAGAGCGTGAGCGCCTCGGGCAGGATCTTCGGGAACGCTCCCTCGATCATGAACTGCGTCTGCGTCGCCGCCGGGATGCCCCCGTTGAAGGTCATCGCGCTCGTCACGTTCAAGTAGCCGAGATGCTTGCGCGCTCGGACCTGGTCTTCGGGGCTCACCTGAACGGACACGAGTCACCTCCTCCGCGATCGAATTCCTACACCGTCGTCTCGCCGACGACCGGCTCATCGTCCGCGGGCTTCTCGACCACCGGCGCCACGACCGGCGGCGGGTTGATCTCGTCGAGCACGAGCCCCTGGTCGATCAGCCCCTGCACGTCGTACTGCGTGTTCTCGATCAGCTTGCCCGCGCGCATCGCCACGCGGAAGCCACTGATCACGACGTGTCCGCCATTCACGACTCGGTACGTGCGCGACTTCGGCGCGCCCTCGCGCTCCGCGCGTACCGCGTTGCCGACGACGAGCGCCTGCTGGCTCGACGCGCGCGGCGCCTGCGCGGGGATCACGCCCGCAGTCCCACCGCGCATCGGCGGAACGACGCCCGACCCAATCGGGCGGGTCACGAATCCAGCACCGGAGTCGGCCTGGGGAGTCACGGTCTTCTGAGCACTCGGCATCTGATTACGGGCCATCGGGGTTGCACCTCCAGCGGCCACAATAGCAAAGCGGCGCCGACCCGTGAGGATCACCCTGCTGCGAGGAACTCGGCGAGCGTCCGATCGTTCTTGCGCGAGTTGCACGGGAGACACGCCGGCACGACGTTCGACGCCGTGTGATCGCCACCGCGCGAGAGCGGCGTCACGTGGTCCATCGTGATCGTTCGCGGCTTGCACCCGCAGTACGCGCATCGACCGCCGTGCGCGGCGACGATCGCTTCCCACTCGTCGCGCGTGAGGTCGCACCGCGCAGCGCCCTTCATCAGCGCGCGCCACTTCCGAGCCTGGGCGGCGCCGTTCGCCTTCCCCTTCGGCGTCGCGTGGTAGCGCGCCTGCCCTGCGCGCACGAGCTCGGGGTTCGCAGCGCGCCATGCGCGCTCGTATGCGATCCGCGCCGCACGCACCGCGGGACGCGCGTTGTACTCGACGAGGTACGCGGCGAACGCAGCCCTCTGCTCGGGTGTCCGATTGCGCATCGCATTGCGCTTTCGAGCGCGCTCGGATTCGAGCAGCTCGGGCGTCTGCTTGATGACCTCGTGGTAGCGCCGCTTGTCCTTCTCACGAAAGCGTTCGCGCACACCGGGTTTCTTCAAGTGCTCGCGCATCGAGAGCTTCGACGCATCGTTCAAACAAGAACGGCACCACGAAGTCGGGAAGTAACCGGTCTTGCGCTTCTGGCGCTTGAACTCGGTGACCCGCTTCGTGGTGCCGCACTTCGTGCACGTCTTGAGTCGAACCCGCGGCATCGGATCAACGATGCCGCGAACCCCAGAAATCAGCGATTACTGGGCGAATTCGATCACAATTGAGCGTTTGAACCGTTGCGGGCCGCTCGGCGCAGTGATGTCGGTCGGGATCGCGAAGGCCGTCGTGATCGACCACGCGGCCGACACGTAGTGGCCGAGGCGGTCGAGCGGCGAACGCAGGTAGAGGCGCACGCGCTCGGCGAAGACCGAGATGCCGTTGTTGATGACGTCGAACTCGCCCGTCTTGCCGAGCAGCCCGGCCTCGCTCACGTAGAGGCTCTCGTCGAGACCCTTCTCGTAGCCGACGCCCGCGCCGGTGATCAGAACGCGGCCGATGTTCACGCCCGCGTTGTTCGTCGACTCGCCGCCGATCTCGCGCGAGTAGTACGCCTTGGTGCCGGTCGCGGTGCGCGCGCCGCAGTTCAGCTGATTCGGCGCCTCGTTGTTCATGTAGAACATGACGCCGCTCGTGTGGCCGATGAAGCCCGAGCTGTACGCCGCGCCCTCGGGCAGCGACTGGTTCAGGCGCTGGTACACCGGGTCCGCGAACATGCCGGCGTTGCCGACCGGGCTGATGTGCGCGTGATAGAAGCCGTCGTCGTGCGGGGCGACGTTGTTCGACCGCATCACGGCGACCGCGTTGATGATCGTCTGCAGCTGCAGCGTGTCGCTCGCACCGATGGCATCGACCGAGAGACCGCCCGAGGCGCGGATGACCGTGGGCGCGTCGGCGCTGACGATCGGGGAGCGAATCGGAGCCCCACCGCCGCCGAGCGCGGCCTGCAGGTAGAGGGTGCCCGGCCCATACTGGTCGGTCGGATCGTCGGCGACGTAGCCGATGATGTTCGCGGTGATGCCGGTGCCGCCGTTCCACACCGTGACGGGCAGCGGGTTCGCCGGCGAGACCGCCTGCGGCTTCGCGCTGACCGAGGTGTTGAGCACGGTCGTGAAGCCGTTGATCGCGGCCACGCGGAGGGTCGTGTCACCGGCGACGGCCGCCGAGATCAGGTTCGACTGCCCCGAGATGTACGCCTTGATCATCGCGTTGCGCGCGACGCGGTTCACGCTCTGCCCGGCCTGGAGGCCGAAGGTCTTCACCTTGTTCAGGAAGAGGTCCGCGTTGCTCGTGACGCTCGTCGGCATGTGCACGTCGATCGCCGACGCGATGAGGTTCAGCTGCACGAGCCACTGCTCGTACGGCACCTCCTGCGGCTGCGGCTCGGCGCCGACGGCGAGCGGCTCGACCACGGGCGTCATCAGCCCCGAGCGCGTCTCGTAGAGCTCCTGGCCGCTCTGCGCGTCCCACTGCTCGAAGGGGAACTCCGCGCGGTACGCGAGGTTCGGGAAGAGGCCGTCGTAGAAGTAGCGAGCGAGCAGACCCTTCTGATTGAGATCGAGAACGGTCGCGGGAATGCCGAGGACAATGCCAGCCATGGGGGAACCTCCGAGTGCTCGGCGCGCGCGTGCGCACCAGTGGAGCAGCGATTCGGATCCCGGTTCCCCGCCTGTTACCGCCGGCGTCTGCGTGTGGGATCAGCCCGTTGCGATCGAGAGCATCCAGCGCGATCCAGCGCGACGTCAAGCCCGAGAACGCAACGAGCCCCGGAGATCTCTCTCCGAGGCTCGCCACGCGCGCGCTCGTTGCCGCGCGTCAGCCGCTACCAGAGCCCCTGATCCTTCAGCCCCTTCAGCTCCTTCGCCGAGTACGCCTGCGGGTGCTTCGGGTTCATGCGCGCCGGATCGAAGGTCACGTCCGAGCTCTTCTTGGACGGCGGCTTCTTGCCGTCGTGGCCGTTGTTGAGCGGCGTCTTCGTGCGCTCCTTCTCGGCCTCGCGCGTCGGCGCAGCGGCTACCGCACGCGCGAACTTCGGCTTCGAGCTCGCGAGCTCCTCGAACCACTTCGCGATCTTCTCGTCGTCGAGCTTCGCGGCCTCCTTCGGCGAGAGCTCGCGCATCACGTATTTCGCGAACCGCTCCATCGCGTCGTCGACCAGGTCGCCGTCGATGTGCTTCTCGGCGAGCGTCGAGATGCGCCGCTCCTGCGTGGTCACGACGTGCCGGTCTTCGAGGTCTTGCGCGCGCGCCTCCGCGGCCTCCGCACGCGATCGCTCCTTGGCGAGCTCCTCGCGCGTCTTCTCGTCCTCGGTGAGCTTCGCTTTGCGCTCCTCCTCGGCCTTCGCTTCGAGCGCGTCGAGCTTCTTGAGCTTGGCCTTCACCTCGTCGACGTTCGCCGTGCCGAAGTGCTCCTTGAGCTGGCTCTTCGAGTAGCGGCCGAGCCGCTTCTTGAGCGCCGTGCCGCTCAACTTGTAGAGCTCCTTCTCATCGGGCTCGGCATCGTCGTCGAGGTCGCGCGCTTCGTGCGCGCCGTCGCCGGGCTTCGCAGCCGCCGGCGTCTCGGTCCTGGTCTCCACCTTGGGCGCGGGGGGCGTACCCGCAGCGGGCGGCGCCTTCGCCGGCTCCACGCCCTTCGCAACTCCGCCTTCGATCTCGGTACCGGTCGCGCCGTCGACAGCCATGTGATTCTCCTCCGGGCTCGCTTCGAAAACAGAGAGGGCGCGAACCCGTGCGAGCAATCTCGCCGGGCCGCGCCCTTCTGTCACGTCGCGAGGATCAGATCAGAGCGCCGTGGTGGTCGCTTCGAGCTGCGTGTCGACGTCGATCGCGCTCGCCACCGCGAGCTTCACGCGCGCCTGCGTGACCGCATCGGCGGTCGCGAAAAGCACGTTGTCCTTCGCGAGCTTGAGGTTCGCCTTCGTCGTGGCCGGCGAGCTGTCGGTGGTCGCCTGGATGATCTCCTTGCCGATCACGGTGCCGACGAGCGACTCCGCTTCGATCAGGAAGAGCACGCCGCGCGTGACGTACGCCGCGGGGATCGCGCACACGCCGGTGGCCGCGACGACGGGGAGCACGAGCTCAACGACGTCGTACTTCTCGGGCTCGTAGACGATGTCGAGCAGCGTCCACGCGTCGGCGCTCGCGAAGATCAGATCACCGTTCGGCGAGACCGAGCAGTGCCCCGCCGCGGGCGCAGTGTTCACCGCCGAGTGGAGCGGCTGGTCGATCGTGAGCAGGCCCTTCGTCCCGGTGCCGCCGCGCGCGTACACGCTCTTGATCGTGTGGCACTTCGCCGCTTCGGGCAGCGTGTACGAGTTGACCGCGGTCGGCAGCACGTACGGGTTGATCGTCGTGTCGACCGCCTTGCTGCGGAGGAACGTGCGCGAGGTGCGGATGAACGACCCCAGCGCGATCATCTGGAAGAGCGTCGAGAGCGTGGTCATGAGCGCGTTGTTGAGGCGCCCCACGAGGGTGTTCGAGTAGTCCTTGGTGGCCATCGCTGGTGTGTCCTTTCGACGGTGGTACTTGGCGCGACGCCGTCGTGCCGAGCGCGAGACTACACGCTCACCGTCTGCCGAAAAGCAGAAGGGGCCGCGGCCTCTCGGCCACGACCCCCTCTCGGCCTTCGCGCGCGCCTACTGTGGTCCGCCCACGAGGTACTCGATCGTCCCGCTGCCCTGTGCGGAGAGCCCGACGAGGTAGCGCGTCGGATCGAATTCCATCACGAGCAGCCCGCCGCCCGTCGAGCTCCCCACCGCCAGCACCGCCACCGTGGTTCCGCCCGCGGGGTTGTTCTGCGTGAGCGTCACCAGCATCGGCGCGTTGGACCGCAAGTAGAGGAACGACCCCTGCGTGACCGTGTCCGCCGCGCCGACGCCCGAGAGCGTCGCCGGCGAGCTCGAGCTGGTCACCGTTCGCTTCACCACCCCGGTATCCACCGCGAGCGACTTCGGCGACGGCGACAGCGCCAGCGGGATCGTCGTCGCGCCCGCGGGGAAGCTCCCGCTGGCGTCAGACGGCTGGACGTAGAGATTGCCGGTGAGGGTCGCGTTCGGCATGGATCAGCCGTGAAGCTTGAACGGCTTCGGCATCGAGAGCGTCCGCGCGTGCGGCATCCCCGGAGCGGGCGTGTCCTGGTGCGGGAACGTGCCCGGCACGACGCTCGCGGGATCCGGCGAGGCGCCCGGCTTCGAGGTGCGCGCTTCCTGGCGGCGCATCGGGAAGAGGTCGTCGGGCAGCGTGCCCGCGGGGCTCGCCGACGCCGGCGACGCGTTGCGGTTCGGGAAGAGATCCTTCGGGGGAGCTCCACCCGAAGCGGGCTTGGTCGAGACGCCGGCAGAGCCGGCCGCGTCGGCAATGAACGAGGGGTGGTTCTGGTCGGCCATCGGTGTCGATCTCCTTCGATCTCGGGTCAGGTCACTGCACGCGGAACGGCTTCGCCATCGGGCGATTCTTGTCCGCCACCGCCGGCGGTCGCGGAGGCGACACGTCGGTCGGCATCACGCTGCGGTCGCGATCGATGAGCCCGTGGTCGCGCGCATCGAGGGTCGCGATCTCGCCGTCGGTGTGACCGGCAGGCGCGGGCGTCGGCGTGAGACGGAAGGGCTTGGCGGTCATCGGATCCTCCGGCGGCCGCGATCGAAAAACGTTTTTCAATCGCAGCGGGTGTTCGAGAGGTACCAGCCGCTCAGAGCCCCGGCAATCAATCGTCCGTCTCACGCTCCGCCGCCTGCTCCTCGGGCTCGCGCTCTTCGCGCTCCTTCGCCTTCGGGGGCGGTCGCTTCGTCGGCTTGCCGAACTGCTCGATCGGCACCGTCGACCGCGCCGGGATCGCCGGCATCGTCTTCGGCTTGTAGCCCTTGCGATGCTTCTTCGGCTGCTCGGACGCCCAGCGCTCGGCCACCTCGCCGGGATCGCGCGGTTCGAGCTCCGCCGGGATCTCCCACGAGATCCGGTGCGTGATCATCGCCTCGCGATCGTTCGGGCGCGCGGGCGGATGCTGCATGAGCCCGGTCCACGTCTCGAACGCCTCGGTCGGGCGCCGGATCTGCCCGTGCACCGCGTACGAGTCCGACGCCGTGCGGTCGTCGAAGTTCGCCGAGAGGATCTTCACGACGTCGCCGAGCTCCTCGTCGGCCTCGCGCGTGGCCTCGAAGGCGCCGCGGTTGAACGCGCCCATGATCTCGGTGCGCACGATCCGCTCGGCCCAGTACTTCGGCGCGCCCTGCAGGAACGGCGACTCCGCGGTGATGTCCTCGCGCATCTCGGAGAACGACTTGCGCGCGATGAGCCCGCGCTGGAGCGTCGACTCGAAGACCCCGATCGTCTCAATCCCGTAGCGGGTGAGGATCCCCTCCTTCGCCGGGTGCGGCTCCACGAGCTCGCCGTGCCGACCGACGCGCGAGATCGGCTCTCCCGAGCTCGCGAGCCGCGTGAGGATCGACGACTGCGACCCCTGCACCGCCGCGTCGAGCATCCGCGCCTCGTTGAGCGCGAGCGGCTGCACGCCGACACCGCGGAACGCCTCGTCCGCGTTGCGCAGGTACTCGGCCGTGTTCACCGCCGCGGCCTCGGCTGCGGTCTTGCCGCCCGAGAGGATCTGCGAGCGCAGCTTCTTGTTCAGCTCGCGCTGGACCTGCTTCACCTGCTCCAGCGTCGCGCGCAGCTGCGCCTGCGTGAACGTGTCGTCGCCGAGCCCGCGGCCGACGGCTTCGCGGATCCGCTTCTCCAGGTCACGCGCCGAGTCCGCGAGCATCCCCTGCGTCGCGCGCACCCCCTTCTCCGAGGAGATGCGCAGCACTTCGGCTCGGTTCTTCGCGAGCACCGCGCGCGCCTGCGCGGCTGCCTTCGGGTTCGCCATCACTCCTCCGCGGGAGGCTTACCGGGCGGCGCCGGCGGCCCCGCTGACGCGTCTTTGGCTCCAGGGGGGGCAGGCGCCTTGCCGAAGGTGGACGCGCCCTTCCCAGCGCCTCCAGGCGCGCCCGGCATGCCCGGCGGCGGTGCCTTCGGGGCGTCCGCCTTCGGGGGCTCGCCGATCTTCCCGGTCTCGGCGTTCGCCGCGGCCGCGATCGGCTTCGCGTTCTTCGCCTTGAACTCAGCCATCGTGAGCTCGCCGCCCGGGCCGCTGAGCGGCGGCAGACCGACGCTCTCGCGCGCCTCGTTGACCGTGATGATCGTCGCGAGATCCGTCGGTGCGAGGGTGATGCCCCCCTTGCCCTTCGGCTTCTCGCCTTCGCCCTCGGCGTCCGCGGGCTTCGCTCCGGTTTCGAGGCTGCGCGAGATCGTCGCGCCGCTCGGAAGCTCCTGCGTGTGCGTGACCGAACCGACCGCGGCCGCGTCGGCGTCGCCGAGCATCGCCGCCGTCTTCGCCTCTTCCTCGGCGTGCCCGCTCTGCATCGCCGTCCACTCGGCGTCCGGATCCTGACCGAGCAGCGCGGCCGCGTACCGCGTCGCCGTCTTCTGCGTCATGAACGCCTTGCCGCCCGTCGCGCTCGCGAGCGCCGGCGCCGCCTTTGAGAGATCGTCCACGGTCGGCGCGAACCACGGCGGCCACTGCAGCTCCACCTCGCCCGCGTCACCGGGCTCGCGCTCGATGGTCTTGATCGTCTCCTCGCCGGTCGTGTTCCCGTCCTCGTCGACCACCGGCTCGCGCTCGACGCGCGGCGGGTAGTTCAGCGAGACCTCTTGCTCCTCTTCGCCGTCCGAGCCGTCGTCGTTCTTGACCGCGACCTTGACCGTCGTGCCGACCTTCGCCGCTGCGACCGAGTTGATCTGGTCGAGCATCCGCACGATGAGCGCGCCGTACTGCTCACGGAGCACCGCGGCCTTGCCGAGCATCGGTTCGAAGAGCGTCTCGATCGTCACCGAGCTCACGCCGTTCGCGGCGATCTCGCTCGGGTCCGGGATGATGCACTGCGCGGTCTCCAGCGCGCTGCGGCGCTTCGAGTCGAACAGCTTCAGCCCGGCCTCGATGCTCGTGCCGGCGAGCTCCATGTACGACGCGTCGCCGTCCTTGCCGGTGACGATGGCGTTGTCCGAGCCCTTCTTCAACGCGCCGCGCGTGACGGCCTCGGGGTCCATCTTGAGCTTCAGCGTCGGGTCGAGGTTGAGCACGCCACCGCGCGCGAGCACCGAGTAGAGGATGTCGAGGATGTCGCAGGTCTCGTAGAGCCCGTCGTAGTCGGGCAGCCCGTCGATCTCATCCTCGTTCGGGATGTTCTGGCACCAGTGGAAGTGGCACCCGTGCTCGCCGTGCTCGTTCTCCTTGTCGACCTTCCACGAGGGGATCTCGATCGTGCGATCGAAGCGCACCGGCTCGAAGGTGATGTCGGCGTCCTCGGTCCAATCGCGGCGGTGCCAGAACCAGTTGAGCACCCACTTCCGCTTCGTCTCGTCCCACTCTTCCTTCTCGAACAGGTAGCACTCGGTCGCCCACGCCGGGATCAGCGCGGAGCGATCCAACCACTCGTGCACGAAGATGTTCTTGGTGTTGTGCACCTCGACGCGCGGCCGCCCGTTCACGAACGACCACGACGTGCCGACCGAGCCCATCCCGCCGCCGAGGTTGCGCGCGCGAATCATCTTCACCGGCAGCCCGGCGAGCCGCGACGTCGCCTGCGTGAAGTCGCGGCGCTTGTCGTCGGCGTCGACGCGCAGCTGCGGGAACCGATTCTTGCCGAACAGCAGGTTGGTGAACGCGCCGACGATGATCGGCCCGAGCCGGTACGGCGAGTGCGGGCGGCGCGCGCGCATCGGCACGAAATAGGGGACCTTCTCCTGCGAGAGCAGCGGCTGCGTCGCCATCGCGCCGCTCGCCTTCGCGATCGGGCGGCCGTCGAAGTCCACGAGCTTCGCGTCGTGCTGACGGCACTCCAGGTACTGCTGACGCCGATCGAGCTCGCGGAAGCGCGCGGTGTCGAGGATCGCGCGCATCGGCGCGAACCCAGGCCCCTGGCCGGCGAACGGATCCGCGCCACCGACCGCGCGCCCGTAGGAGGGGGAACCGACCATCCGCCCGTTCGCCATCATCGACATCCGTCAGCCTCCCGCGCGAGCTCGCGCGATCCGATCCGCAAGCGACCCGCGCCGCACCACCGCCGGCGGCGGAGGATCGGCGGTCGCGCGCCGCACTTCATCGACCATCGCCCGAGCCGCGGGGGAGAGCTCCACCTGCGGGATCGGGCGTTCGTCGTCTTCCTCGATGCCGACGAATGCGGCCTCGCTCTCGGGCGAGAACGGCGGCTTGAACGCGGCCACCCAGAGGCCAGCACGGATGATCGCGACGCCAAGCAGCTCGCGTGCGCGGATGATGGAGTCGCGGATCATCGGGTGCCCTCAGTAGCCGATCGTGGTCAGGTCCGGCGCGACGAGGATCTCGTGCTCGCCGTTCGGCGCGGTGTTGCCCGCGTGGTCGCTCACGATGATCAGCAGCTCCTGCGAGCCCGACGACGCCTGCGCGAGATCGAGCATCGAGCCGGTCTTCGCGCGCGGAGGCACGCTGACCGAATCGAAGAACGTGAACTGCCCGTCGGTGAGCGCGGGCGGGGTGATCACGCTGCTCGTCGTCGGCCCCATCAGGTACCAGCGCTGCGTCTCACCGTCGAAGACGTAGACCGAGACCGGGAGCGTCACCGGCGTCCCGACGCCCTTGAAGTTGTAGCCGACCGCGATGCGGTGCACCGGCCACCCGTTGAGGTCCGTGAACCGATGCACGAGCACGTTGTCGAGCTCGGTCGGCAGCACCGGCACCGGCGCAGAGACCGTGTAGACCGGCGCGCCCGGCACCGTGTCGGCGCCGAGTGCGATCGATCCAGCGGGTCCGCCACCACCCTTCCAACGGGAGAACCTCTTGTGCACGCGCATCGGCAGCTCCTCGGCCCGACGCCGCGATCGAAAAACGTTTTTCGATCGTCAGGCCAGGCTCACAGCGGCCCAGGCTACACGGAGTCCCGGTCCGGCGCCGTAGAGCGCGAGCCCCATGTAGCCGTCGCTCGGCGCGAAGACCTTCGCGCGACCGCGGATCACCCAGCCGCCGTCTTCGCGCTCGTCGCCGAGCGTGGAGAGGTCGAACGCGGGCTCGCGCTCGTCGGCGACGAAGCCCGGGCGCTGCGCGAGAGCCTGCGTCGAGTCCGGCGTGATGCGCACGAGGCCGTTGAAGCCCACGCGCTCGTCGGATTCGACGTCGCGCACGATGCGCGCGACCCAGTGCAGAGCGGTCTGCCGCTGCGTCACGAAGAGCAGCATCGGGCACGCGAGCCCGGGGTGCTTCGGCAGCGGCCAGCCCGCGCCCCACGCGCGCTTGAAGTACCCGCCCACCGCGGAGACGTGAAAGAGCTCGGCCGCCACCGGCAGCACGATCACGCCGCGCGCGGTGAGCACGCCCGCGGTCGTCGCGTCGACGATCGCCCCCTCCCAGTACTCGCCCTTCGGATCCACGACCACGACGTGATGCTGTTCGGTCTGCATGGCTGCGCGCCTCCTGTGAGGGCGCGAGCCTACGACGCGCGCGAGCGCTCCGTCACGACCCCGACGCCGATGGCGCCGGGTGCGAGCTCGCCCACGTGCGCGCGAACCCGACGCGGTGAGCGGCGTAGCGGCTCCCATCCGAGCACCGTCCGCCCGTGTAGATCGAGAACACGTCGGCGCCCGAGAGCGCCTTGTGCGTGGCGTTCTGCGGGTGCTTCGCGTCCGAGCAGATCGCGCGTGACGCCTGGAGCTTGTGCAGCGCCGCGCGGTCGCACTTCTGGCGATCTGCGATGAGCTCAGCGGCGGTCCAGCCCTCGCGCGTGACCATCCCGACGCCCGGTCGGTACGCGCCGTCGATCATGACCTGCATCGTGCACACCTCACCCTGCGGGCCGCGGATCTTGCCGGTGTCGACCCCGAGGTCGTAGCCGCTCTCGAAGTAGGCGATCGACATCATCAGCAGCGCCGTGTCGGCGCGCGCGTTCGCGCCATCGAAGACCGGCGCCTCGCTGGGATCGAACGCGACCGCCACGATGTCGCGCGCGATCGCTTCACGCCGCGCGAGGTACGCCGCGGGCGTCTCGCCGTTGAGCGCGAGCCCGCCGAACGGGCCGGGCTGCGTCGCCGACGGCACCGCGAACCACGTGAGCGAGGCCGCGACGAGCCAGGGGATGATCTGCTTCATGGGACGCGGAGGATGCCGCGCGCCCGGGAGAAGTCACGCGGGTTCGGGGATCAGGCTCGCCGCGATCTCGCCCGTGCTCGCGCTTGCGCGCTCGACTTCGACCGGCCCGACGCCCTTCACGAACGCCATCGAGCGGAGCATCTCCTTCAGCTCGGCGAGCGTGCCGAAGAACACGTCGTGGTCGACGCGCGGGCTCGTGATGCCGGGCACCTTGCACCCGTCGTCGCCCGCGTACTGCCACCCGACCGCGTGCTTCCACGCCTTCGGGATCGTCGGCGATCGCACGCCGTAGTGCGCGACGATCAGCGGCCGCGTCGCGAGCGCGGTCTCGCGCAGCGCGGGCCAGCGATCCGCGAAGCCCGGGCCCGTGTAGACGAAGAACTCCGTCTCGAAGAGCCGCTCGCCTTCGTCGAGGAACGCGAGCGCGTCCTCGGGCTCGTGCCCGCCGCCGGCGACCTCCCAGTCGAGCATCGGCGCGAGGTCGAGCCCGGGGCGGAAGTCGCGGCACCGGTCGCGGAGGATCCGCGCCTGCACGCGGGGATCTACGCCGCCGTGGATCGCGTGGTACGGGCCCGCGAGGAAGTCGGCGTCACGCGCACCTTTCCAGTTCTCGATCCATCGATCGTCAGCGGTCGACCAGTCGCTCTCGCCCTCGCGGATCCACCCGCACGCGATCGCAGCCGCGGCGACCGCGTGCCAGTCGATCGGCCCCTGGAACGTCGAGACGTCGATGCCTTCGAGACCGGGGATCGGAGAAGTCGGAACGCAGACGAGGGGAGCGGCCATCCCGAGAAGCTACCCGGGCGCGCGTAGGGGGCGCTAGGGACGACGAAAGGCACCGGGGGCGGATGCTCGCCCGTCCGGTGCCCTTGGATGCGTCTGCGGGGCTGCTACGCGGCCGCGTCGCGTAGCGTGTCCGCGAGCTTCGTCAGCTGCTGCGAGCAGCACAGGTAGAACGCACGCACGTCGCTGCCTGCGCCCCGCCCGGAGTCGTCGGCGCGGTTCGCGAGTTCGTGCGCGCCCCACCGGGCCGCCGCGAGGTCGCTCTCGTCGAGCAGCAGCCGCGTGCCCGTGAAGCCCTCGCGCATCGCGCGCACGCCCGGGTGCTCTTTTTTTTCGGGGTCGAAGCCGTCGACGACGTCGACCTCGAAGTAGCTCCGAAGCGAGGGGGTCAGCGCGAACGCGCGCGCGGTCGGGTTCGCGATGCGCGCGCCCGCGAGCTTCATCGCCTTCGTCACCATCGCTTCAGTGATCGGCTTCGCCATCTCCGTCTCTCCTGCCCCTCGGGGCTGTTCTGCAACCGAAGAGAAGTCTAACAGCAACCCGGAAACCTTGCAAACTTTTTCTTTCGACCCGTGTTTCCTCGCGTAGAAAAGACACGACCCCCCCCCCCCCCCC